GCTGATCTTGGGCCTGGTTTGAGAAACCCCTATTACATCACATTCTTCGTCAATCAACAAAATTCATCGAAATACAAGACAACAAATAATACTGCTGTAGGCAAGGATGGTCAACCGATCCAATCAAACATACAGATCAACCAAGGTGGTATTCGCACTCTTGGGAAGAACCTTGGTGGTACCGATTTGGGATTTGGACGAAAAACTTCACGCACCACTGCGGCCATTCGATTATTTATGCCCGATAGTTTGAGTTGGGGATATCAAAACGCTTTCCAAAATGTTAGTTTGTCAGGACTCCCATACACTAAATTACTATCCGCTGGAGTCGCTCTGGGTGAATCCGCAGTTGAAGGCTTCAAAAAAGGCACCATTATGGGTGTGCTGTCATCCTTGGCAAAAAAAAGAAACGATAGAAACGTCACCGGTCCTGTGGCTGAACTTGTAGGGACCGCTCTTCTGGGTAGTGGGGGTGATGCCATCGCAGCTTCTGCTTTGGGTGTTACGGTCAATCCCCAGATTGATGTCATTTACGAATCTCCTAAATTGCGTGATTTTACATTTGACTTTCTGTTTGCTCCTCGAAACCACTCTGAAGCCGTTACGGTCGAGAAGATTGTTCAAAAATTCAAGTTTCACGCTGCACCAGAACTGTATGGTCAGGGGTCTGGCATAGGTCGATATTTTGTTCCCCCTTCGGAATTTGATATAGAATTTTCTGTCCCCACGATGGGACGAGTTTCAACGTGTGTACTCGTCAATATTACACTTGATTACGCCTCATCCGGTGCGGCATTCTATGCTGATGATTACCCAGTATATACTCGCATGACTCTCCAGTTCATGGAACTTGAGTTCATGACGAAGGAACTTATTGAGACGGAGCAAAATGGCGGGAAGGGATATTAAACATGTCGTCTGCCTACTTTACCAATTTCCCTCTCGTGGGATACGCATTGCATAAAACTGGGCAACCTGGGGAATTCCAGTGGGTCACGAATATTTTTCTTCGTTCGGCTCCGGTTGCCGATCTGTTGAAACATAATCAAATATTCTATCCATATGTAATCCCCGAAGGTTATACGCCCGAAGTTCTCGCGGATAATTATTATGGCTCGGTGAACTATCATTGGGTGATTACCCTTTTGAATAATATTACCGATCCAGTATTGGATTGGCCAAAGGGCTATTCGAACTTGGTGAGGTATATTGTCAATAAATATGGATCGGTAGCCAGCGCCAGTGGATCGATTCATCATTACACCATGACTGAGGTGAAAACAGATTCGTTGGGTAACTCAAATACCGCCACCTATATCATTGACCAAACAAAGTACAACACTCTCACATCACCAACTCCCGTGGTTTATACGTTTCGTGATGGGAACACCGTTACCGTGACAACCTCCCGATCCACAGTAGATAATTATACCTATGAAGTGGCTCTCAATGAAGCCAAGAGAAATATCGTGTTGTTGCAGGCTCAATATCTCCCCCAGATACTAAGTGAGTTTGAAACATTAATGAGTAAATGATGATACCCACAGACGGAATTCAATACGCCTCACAATTTCAATTGGATGACCTCACCCTTATTGCGGTCAATGGTACATCGGTGGACCTTAGGGAAGTCATGCGCGAAATGAACATCTTCGAAGATATGTTTACGAATACGATGTCCGGTGACCTGTTTATCAGCGATTCACAAAATCTTATTAATCTCCTTCCAATTATTGGTGGGGAGTATTTGAAAGTCACTCTAAGTAAACCTTCATTCCCCTGGAAACTCGATAAAGTATTCCAGATTTACAAGATCACGGATCGCCGCAAAGCTACAGCATTTGCAGAGAATTATATCCTACACTTCTGTTCGGTGGAGCAGGTCTTGAGCGATTCTACCAGGATTTCAAAGTCTTACAGGGGTATGAGTATTTCAAAAATTGTGGAGGATATTACGACGAATTATCTCCATATCAATTCTAAGAAGTTTCCTTCTAGCGCCATCGATTCCACAACGGGCAATTTCGATATCGTGATACCATTTTGGACTCCCTTCTATGCCATCAATTGGCTCTCTCGTATGGCTCGATCTGCCGCTACACCAGGATGCTCCTATGTATTCTTTGAGGATAGCGTGGGGTATCACTTCACGTCTATAGAATCCCTGTCACAGCAGGAGCCTCTTCAGCCCATCAACCTTATGCCCATGAATCTTGCTGGTGAGACTGGAGAACAGAGCCCAGTATCAGACACGCAGCAGCGCCTGGAATCGGCAGAAGAGTATGAGATGGTGGGATCTCCAGATCTACTTCGGTTCATTTCAACTGGTGTGTATGGTGGGAAACTCCTTACCGTCAATCCTATCGATCAGCGAATCAAATCCATCACCATGAATGCGGCGGTGCTTTTCGATGCAACCGATCACACGAATCCAAATATGTTTTTGCAATTGGGATCAGATAGGACGAAGAAACCACAAACCGAACACCATGATTCATTCTTTCGAATTGCAGCGGATAATCTAAAGGTGGATACCTGGTTGCTCCAACGTAACGCCTACATATCTGCATTTCATGGGTTTCAGGTGAAGGTCTCTGTACCAGGAAATCTCTTGTTGCGGGTGGGGCAGATTGTACAACTCAACCTTCCAGCAGCAACACTTGGGTCAAAGGCAGAGAAACCCATCGATGAAATGTTTTCTGGAAATTATATGATTAGTGCTATTCGACACAAGATAGATCGCGTGAGATACGTTTGTATTCTTGAATTGTCAAAAGATTCACTTGTGCCGCAACTACCCCCTTCCTTGGAAAGTAGTTCTGCGATGAATAGAATACGGGAGTCATAATGCAACACGATTTAGGCAATCAAATGGTTTGGTGGACCGGTGTGGTTGAAAGCCGACAAGATCCACTTAAAGTTGGACGGTGCCAGGTGCGTATTGCTGGTGCTCACGATGAAAATAAGTCCACATTTCCAACTGACCATCTTCCCTGGGCACAACCACTCATACCCCTCAACGACAGTGCCTCATTACAGATTAAAGAGGGTGATTATGTTGTGGGGTTTTATTTTGATGGACACGATTCCCAGGTACCTATCATTATTGGCATCCTTCCAGGAATCCCCAAAGAATTGGGGCCCAGTTCTGTGGGATTCTCAGATCCCCGAACGAACATAGAATTGCAGAGCGCACCCAAGGCACCAGAGTCCCTCGTTTCAAGCATTGGACCAGTGACCATCATAGAAGGAGTGGCCACACGGAACCCCTCACGGCTGAATGAGCCCACTTTTTCTCGGTTGGCACGTAATGAGAAGATTAGTGACACACCCATTGGGGGTAAGAAAAACAGCATCTCTGTGGCGGTGCCAACAGCAGGACCTGGTACATGGAGTGAACCGGCGACACCCTACGCCGCAGTTTACCCCTATAATCGAGTCATGGAAACCGAATCGGGGCACATTTTGGAGTTTGATGATACCCCAGGCGCTGAACGAATCCATATCTATCATCGCTCAGGTACATCTGAAGAAACCCACCCCGATGGTACAAAAGTCATACGAGTAAATGCCAATGCCTATGAAATTGTCCTGTCGGACAAGAATGTGTATGTCAAGGGCGACCTCAACTTTACCGCTGTGGGTGATATCAATATCAAAGCGGGAATGAGTGTCAACATCGAAGCAGGATTGGATATCGTATTGAATGCGCTGGGATCGGTGATAACTCAGGCCGCAGTATCTGAGTCGCACACCACGGAAGGTCCGATGTCTTTGACTGGCATCCCAATGAATTTGAATGGACCACCTGGCGCAATTCTGCCCCCACCAATACCAGTAACGGGAGTATAACTGTGGGATTAGCATTGCCGGTTGTACGAATGGGAATTGATATATGTAGCGGACACCCCGCAGGACCAACATTTTTTCCTCCGCGCCCAACAATCACGGGATCGCCAGATGTGTATGTGGATGGTATCCCAGTGGTTCGAATGGGGATAGATGTCTGGGCCCCACACACCAATATCATCAGTGTGCATCCAGGCACTGGGGTTGGGGGTTCTACAACCGTATTTTGTAACGGAGCACCAGTGATGCGTATAGGAGACCCCATTGATTGTGGCTCCGTGGCTGCGATGGGTTCGGGCACAGTCTTTTGTGGATAAGGAGTTACCATGGCTTTCAACTTAGACTTCTCTCACATTCCATCGGGGTTGGAACTTCCAGTCCTTCCGGTGAGTATTCCAACTGGCGCAACTGATATCACTAAAACTCTGGTGGATAAGATGACTTCAGATCCTGGAGTATTGATGTCAAACCCAATGACAAATTCAGTGAACTTCCTGGGTGACAGCGTTAAACGATTGGAAACGAGTATGAGCAACATTGCATCGGGAGCAGTCACTAACCCAAGTATCTCCCAGGTTCAAGCACAGAACTACCTTTCCGTTGATTCACTGAACGATGTTCGTACATCGATGGGAAATTTCATGATGCACACGGATAGGCTTTCTGGATTACTCAAAAGTCAGGGCATCCAAGCCCCAGGACTTCAGCAGATTCTTTCGATTGGGACACAAATGCAAAACATGATGACTCTTTTGGAAGCGGGAGCGGGATGCCTCCCTGTAATTGGCGGTGCTACCGGTCTTTTCTCTCAGGAGACCTTCAATGGGTTCACCAGAGACGTAGAGGGGGTTCTTTCGAGACTTGAGCGTGGTGCGGCCACTATTGCAGATATCACAAGCACCATTGTGGGGGTGTCGAATCTGATACGAGGTATTGCCGACAAAGACAGTCAATTTCTACAAAATTGTGTTAATCAATTACAATCGGCCTCGGTAGGTCTTATCATGGAAGCCATTAACACCAATCCCTGTGGGCACTTCCTATTTGATACTATATCGAACAAAAACCCAGGTGGACTGCTCAATGTATTGAGTAAGCCCATCGTCAAACAATAGTATATAAATAGGAACATGGCCATAACCACGGTTTATCAAGACTTTACTTTAGATTTTATTATCCACCCAGTCCGCAAGGATCTGGTACTAAGGACCAATGCAGACTCGGTGATTGCGGCTATTGTAAATTTGCTCATGACGAACCACTATGATGTTCCGTTCCACCCTGAGATCGGATGTAATATCCGAAAGCTTCTCTTTGAAAATGTGTCGGACTTCACGGCCAGAGACATATCACGATTTATCGAGGAAACTATCAATAACTTTGAACCAAGAGCAACGATCATATCCCTGGTAGTGACCCCAGACGAAGAGAACAATGCCTATAACGTGACGATCACGGTTTCAATTAACACTTCTCCTGATCCATTCGTAGTGAACCTGATACTGGAAAGGGTCCGTTAAATGTCAGATCAACTTATTATCGCAGACTTAGAATTTGAGAATATTAAAAATAATCTCAAGCAATTTCTCAGCACACAAACAACATTTCTCGATTACAATTTCGAGGGGTCGTCTCTCGCTATTTTGATAAACCTGCTAGCATATAATACCTATTATAACGGCTTTTATATGAACATGTTGGCGAACGAACTGTTTATTGACTCAGCGCAAGTTCGCAACTCACTCTTATCACACTCAAAATCATTGAACTATACCCCCGTATCACGTAGAGCCGCCACAGCAACCGTCAATATTTTAGTGACCCCCCCAGGAGGAAATACTCAGGCAGTATTGACCCTGGATCGGTTTAGTGAATTTCAATCTCAGGCGATTGATGGAATTAACTATTCATTCGTAACCATCGGTGCACAAACTGTCTATAAGGAAAATGGGGCATTTCCATTCTCTGCTGTCCAACTCAAAGAGGGCACCCCAGAGATTGCAACATTTACTTACAATGCACTAAGCAACCCAGCGTCACGATTTGAACTTCCCAACGACGATATCGACACCAGTACCCTCCTAGTCACGGTGCAAGTTTCTGGCGGCAATACTTCATCGAAAGTTTTTGAATTGTCTACGGATATTACTGCCTCAGATTCTAATACTGCGGTATATTATTTGAGCCCATCCAAGAGCAATAAGTATCAACTTACTTTTGGAGATGGATCGATTTCAAAAGCACTATCTAATGGAAATATTGTGATTGCTAGTTACTTATCCACTACCGGACTGAATGCCAACAAAGCCAATTCGTTTGCAACAGGTTCCATTGGAGGATTCTCAAACGTCATCATTACTCCGATCACATCTGCGGCAGGTGGAGGGGAGCGAGAAACTGATGATTCAATTCGTGCGCTGGCGGCACTAAGTTACACTTCACAGGGTCGTGCCGTATCTGTCAAAGATTTTGAGGCGCTCCTAAAGGCGTCATATACAGACATTCAAAGTATTTTCGTGTGGGGAGGGGAAGATAATAACCCACCAGTCTATGGAAAGGTGTTTGTCTCAATTGCTCCAAAAGTTGGAGTTATTATCAATGATGCAGAAAAAGTCAGAATTGCTACGGAAATTTTAGCACCCATTGGCATTCTCACTATCACACCGGTTTTGGTTGATCCTGATTACGTGTATCTCAAATTTGAAACCACCGTGGAAGTGGATGGGAAATTGACACTCTTGACTGAGCCGCAAATTGCCAGCACGGTGCGAACGGCGATAGTGAATTACACCGATGCAACCTTTAATCAATTTGGGACTATCTTTACGATTTCAAAATTTAGTAGAGCAGTTGATGATTCGTTGAGTGCAATCATTGGTTCAGATACTGTCGTGCGTCTGGAGAAGCGATTCGTTCCGACTCTTAATGTCCTATCCACCTATGTGGTAAACTTTTCAACAGAACTACACCATGCTCCCATTCAGAGTGCTCTCAAGTCCACGGCATTTATCGTGAAGGATTCCACAACTGTCTCCCGCACTGCCTATTTGGAAGAAGTATTTAATTCCTCTACGGGGGTGGATTCCATCACTATCACGAATCCTGGATACAACTATACCCAAGCACCAACCGTGACGATTACTGGCGATGGGCTGGGGGCAACGGCAGTAGCCACAATTGTCAATGGACGCATTGATACAATTACGGTGGTGAAACGAGGCACGTCTTATACCTCTGCGATTGTGACTATTACTGGTGGGGGTGGATCGGCGGGTGAAGCTTCGGCTGTTGTGCAATCGAAGTTTGGAACTTTACGACTATTTTATTATAATAGCAACTCAGAGAAAGTTGATATCAACCCAGAGATTGGTACGATTAACTATATTACTGGAGAGGTATTAATTTCAAACTTGAAGGTGGTGAGTTCTTTGACTGATTCCGGCGACATTCGACTCAGCGTTGAACCAGAAGCCTCCATTATTCAAACACAACAGAACCAACTCCTCTTGATGGATTCCAATGATGCGAGTGCAATCAACATTTCCGTTATCATGCGGTAACTTTTATGGCTAATACATTAAGTCTCCTCGTTAGACAGCAACTACCAGAATTCATAAGATCGGATTACGATACCTTCGTGACGTTCATTGAGGCATATTATGCGTGGATGGATCAAACCGGCAACACCATTGATCTCGCAAAGAATATGCCATCCTATATCGACTTGGACACCACACTAACGGCTTTCGTCACATATTTCATGAAGCAATTTCTCCCCCTCTTTCCACCGGATCGGTTGAGCAATCCCACATTTTTCATCCAACACGCGAAAGAATTCTATCGCACAAAGGGTACCGCAAAATCGATTCGACTTCTGTTTCGATTACTCTATGGCCAAGACATAGATATATTTTATCCCAAGGATAGTATATTGCGAGCTTCAACGAGTGGGTGGATTAATATACCCACATTACGATTAGATCCCACTATGTGGACGATTCAATATGGCGATGGAATCACCACTCGCTTTCGTGCGCTAGATACCTCCATTGGAGTTACCCCCACAGTGTATTTCAATGGTGTATTACAACCCTCTGGATACAATCACTCCCCCAATGAACCATGGATCATTTTCACTGTGGCCCCAACCGCAGGCGTAGAAATAAAAGTGACCTATGTTGGAGAAGAACTCACGGATTTGTTCAATACCAACAGAATCGTCGTGAAATTAATCGGGCAGACATCTGGTGCCTCAGTCATCACTGAAACACTTCAACAGGTGATTGTTGATACAATCACACAATTGGATATGCAGATTTCTTCCCCCAGGGGCAAGTTTACACAGTATGAAGTAGTAAAGGGAAATTGGGTCTATGACATTGCTACTGGCGATTCAATAAACATCTATGGAAGATTGGTGTCTTATCTTTCTGATATCATAATCACCGATGGTGGATTGTCCTATAATGTGGGAGATACGGTGGTCATCACTGGTGGATCTCCTGCTAATGCAGCCACCGCGATTGTGGATTCTATCTTTTCGGCTCTCATTTCAAATATTACAATAGTCACTGGCGGGGCTGGATATCAGCCAGGGCAAACCACCCACATTTCTTCTACCCCTAATACGGGATTAAATGTATTCGTGTCATCGGTGAATACTTCTGGAATTATCCATCCTAACTCCTATCCCATAAACCAAGACGTGATATCTCTGTGGGGTAACACGGTCATGTCAGACCCCAATTTTTATTTTACTCCTGGGGTTTCTGAGAATGTCAATACCCTCATGTCGATTGCCTTTACGGATTTTATAGTAGGAAAACACCCCATTGAACGATTGGGTCCTATCACAGGAGTCACGATCACGAGCAGCACGGCAGTCTTCAACCCAGCCCCAACATTGGTGGTTGATCCATTGATTATCTATGTCACGGGGAATACGGCAAATGGCAACGTAGCCACGGCGAACGTACCCATTGACTATTTTGGCATCATGGGGAAGCTCAATGTTCAATTTGGTGGATCGGGATATCAGGTGGGGGATGAAGTTTCCTTTGAGAATATCCCTGGAGTGGGAATTGGTATTGGTGGAGCGGCAGAAGTTACCGATATTCATGCTGCGAATTCGGGAATCAAGAGAATTGAGTTTCGTCCTTCACGATTAACAGGTACCGTTACTGTGAACACTGCGGTGTCTAATACCCAAGTTGTGGGGGTGGGGACATTCTTCACCACCGAACTTTTGGTAAATGATCGTATAGAAATTAATAGCAAATCGACTTACGTGTCCACGATCATCAATGCCACACACTTAACAGTGAATACTGCATTCACACACAATTCCACAAATCGAGCATTGGGTATCTATGGGCGCTATTTCATTGGTGGAATGAATTATCGAGCAGAAGCCATGCCGATTGTGCACGTCACATCTGGAAATCCTGTCGCAACGGGAGCTAATGTGGTGGTAGAATTGCTTCTCACCAGTGGTGCGAGTTTTCTCTTAGAACCGCAAACGAAAGAACCGGTGGGTAAGATCAGAACGATTAAAATCACAAATCATGGCTATGGTTATCAGTCACCCCCAGTTATCAATCTCATGGGAAGTGGTAATGGAAAGGCTAACGCGGTGGCAGTTATGTTGAGTAACCTGTTCACTATTCCTGGGAGATTTCGAACCACTGAGGGATTTCTCAGTTCGGATCAGAAACTTCAGAGTGATGGATATTTTACTACCTTTTCTTATGTCTTGCGGTCTCAAACTGCCTTAAATACTTACAAATCAATCCTCAAAGATTTGGCACACCCCGCTGGTATGCGATTGTGGGGAGAGTATATGATTGAAGAAAATGTTTCGAGAAGTCCAATTTCAATGGCCAGCCTACCAGAAGAACTTTTGTTGGATACTATTGTGGATAATTTCAATCGTGCGGATGAAGGAAACGGCATGGTCACAGGATGGATTAATAATGATTTTGGTTACCCAAATACCTGGATTCTCCAAACCAACACGCTTCAAACCGCAAACAATGGATTCTTCACATCGAAAGAAGTGATGATTTGGGATAGCGATTTGGGCACAACCGATCAACAAGTCTCTATGTTGATAAAGGGGTTGAGTACAGATACTGGACAAGATGGGTTCTTTGCACTCATATCCGGTATTGATGGAAGTGGGAATTTTAATGGAGTGGATCATGTGGAACTTCGTATCCAGAATACTTTGGTAGATTCTCAGTGGGGGTTGTTTTCATATGGTTCAATGGGAGGAATTACAGAAATTAATTATCTTCTCACGGGCCGACCAGTTCAAGTCGGAGATCGCGTGACACTTGATAATCGAGGAGATGTGTATAACCTCTATCTCAATCAAATATTAGTCGTTTCGGTTCCACTAACATTTGGACAAGTGGTCGCAAAGGGTAATTATTGTGGAGTGTATGGGCAAGTGTTCCCAAACAGTCCATCATCGTTACCGTGGATACTAGATGATTTCATTGCAGGTCCAGCACAAAGCATATAAATAAGAGACTATGGGGAAACACTATGTCAAATTCGATTTCTCGTCGCCTCGGATACGAGGGGGCCTATAACTTCTTCAATAGTTTTATCACCGCTTCGGCGGATGCGATTGTTGGATACGTCATGCTCGGTCGTAACATTGCTTGGGATGCCAATGATGCTGTGCCAGCGATTTATGATACTGAAAACACTCTATTTAATACCTACAATAATTTTCTTGGTGGCAAGAAGATCACTGGAAACGATGTACAGCCGGTTATTCCTCGTGTTAATTGGTCTGCCAATATCGTCTGGACAGCATACGATGATGCCAGCAACACATTATTTTCATCGAGTAATGCCATGTATGCGTATGCTTCCGGTGGCAACGTCTACAAGTGTCTCAATAATGCAAATGGTGCCTATTCTACGATTGAACCAGCGAACAACTACACGAGTGCCAACGGATTCACCTCACCTGGTGATGGTTATCTCTGGAAGTATATGTATAAGGTGCCCAGCACCAGCCAATTTCTCACTAACTCGTGGATGCCAGTCCCCACAACTCAATCCCCAGCGTATTTTGGGTTTGCGAATAATATCATCAAAGGAGCAATATCGCGCCTGGTGTTGACAACTGGTGGAGCAGGATATTCCAACACGAACACGACCATCGTAATAACGGGATCTGGTAGTTCAGCCAATGCCACTGCAAATGTCAATGCCAACGGAAATGTGATTGCCATTACATTGAATAATCGTGGGGTGGATTACCTTAGACAAAATACAAGAGTTAATGTGGTTGGATCTGGGTCCAATGCAGCGATTCGGGTGATACTCTCACCCTATGGGGGACATGGATTCAATCCTGCCCGTGAGTTGGGTGCCAATACGATCATGATTGCAGTCAAAGTGGGGGATGTTGATTCCACTGAGGGTGATACCATTACCTCCAATAACGACTTCAGACAAGTTGGATTGTTATTGCGCCCGAACAAATATGGCGAGAATAGTGCGGTAACCAGTGCAAATTCGAATGTCGCAGTCACGATGGTCACCCAAATTATTCTCACTTCGGGCCCATCATATTTGAAGGATGAACTGGTGTATCAGGGTGTGGCTGTATCCAATTCCACTTTCTCGGCCAATGTATCGGATATCTTCACAAACGCGGTTCGAACTACGAATAGACAGGGGACCCCAGTGCCTGGGGCTCTTCTCATCGGACAAACCTCTGGAGTCTCGCGCACGGTCGTCACCTATACGAACCCAGACCTTGATGAGGAATCTGGTGACCTGGTATATACCGAAAATCGGTCTCCAGTCGTGCGATCAGATGGGCAAGCCGAGTGGATCAAGATTATAGTTAATTTCTAAAGAAGACATATAAATAGATCAACAACAAGTGGAGATACTACATGCCTATCGATTTGACACAGAACCCATATAATGATGATTTTGATCCAAACAAACACTTCCACAAGATCCTTTTCAAGCCCAGCTTTGCGGTTCAGGCCAGAGAACTGACACAATCGCAAACTATCCTCCAAGATCAAGTTGCCAAATTGGGAAGAAATATATTTCAGAATGGGTCCATTGTTACTGGTGGACAGTCAATGTTGGATGTCACTTCTCCTCAGTATATCTGCATCGAAGCCACCGAACCATCGGGCGCGGTTGTGGATGTTAATAACTTCATTGGAAAGTTCATTGTCGATACGGAAACAGTTCGTGCTGGTGTTCGCGCATATGTTATCGCTGGTGCCGCAGCCACCACAACCTCTCCTACTGTTTTGATCGTTAAGTATACCTCTGGACAACATTTTGCTGCAACATTTACACAGCCCATCATCACAGAAGATGCCACCCACAGTGTTGCGATCATTGCCAGTTTGACGAGCCCGATTAATTTTACCGATGTCACCAGCGGATTGAAGTTTGGTGATGCGTCTATTTCAAGTATTCAAGATGGTGTATTTTTTGTTGATGGGGTATTTGTTCAAGTTGAGGAACAAACCATAATCCTCGATGCGTTTGATAAGACCCCAACCTATCGTATTGGACTTCAGATAGACGAGACGCTTGTAGATGAAACTCAGGATGCGTCTTTGCTCGATCCTGCACAGGCCTCTACGAACTTTCAGGCACCTGGCGCAGATCGTTACCGAGTGGTTCTGACACTCACCAAACGATCACTCACCTCCCAAGATGATACAAAATTTATTGAATTACTACGTGTGGTTGCTGGCAATCTCACAAAGAAAGTGCAGTATCCAACTTATTCAAATCTTGAAGCGACGATGGCACGTAGAATGGACGATCAATCTGGATCATTCACCGTGCGCCCATTCAAGGTCGCATTCGAACCACATGCCACTTTCTCCAATGCGTACAACATCGTGGTTGAAGCTGGTAAGGCTTATGTGCAGGGGCATGAATTTGAAACTATCGCTCCAACCTACATCAAGGCCGAACGCGCTCGATCATTAGCCAACGTGTACCGATATGGCACAAATGTAGATTTTCAGAACTGGCTTGAAGTGACGGATCTTGTGGGCCCAATTCCTTTTAAGACCTTACAGGCCGGTGTGTTGCATTGTGTCAATACTGCGAGCATCGCGGTGGCCAACGCAGCGGTTGCTGCCAACACACTCATGGGTACAATTATTATTCGTGCACTGGATTATCAAGCTGGAGCGAATGCCACTTCAATAAGTACCGCAGTGTGGCGAGCCTACATGTTCAATTCAAACGTCGCACAGAGTATTGTAGCCAATTGCGCTCTTGGACTGACCGGCACGGCAAACACCATTTATCTAGCACCAAACTTCTCCTCAGTTGCAAATGCCTACGTAGGAGTGAAGTTTACTGTCACATCAAATGCGGGTGTTGTGCTCACTGAACACCACACCATTGGCAGCTACGATGGTCCAACTAACAAAGCCACTCTTCAAGGAACCGAGACCTTTGCGTTTGGTATTCCTGGTGAGATGACACAATTTAGATTGGATTATGAATTCAAGGATACTAACGCTGTTGTTTATTCTAATACCTCAGTTAATCAACATGTGTTCTCAACATCCATGGATGTCAATTCAACAAGTCTAGATGATCCACTCGTTGATCGATACCAAGGAGCGTTCCTCACTGACAGTGAATTTAACACCGCATTTTTACAATTGCCATATCCAACGGTTGCAGATCAAACAGTCGTGAATGGAATTCCCCTTACCAACAGTCAATATTTTGGACGCAAAGCCTACACCGGTCAGTCATTCACCCAGAATGTCACTAGCTTTGTCAGTGCTGCGGGAATCACTTCACTCGTCAATGGATCGCCACTCTCTGGTTCTGATGCGATTGACAACATCCTCGTCGTGATGAGAGACGTAACTGGATCACCCCTCACAAACAATCAGGTCATTAATTTTTCATCTGGTAATCCAGGTGGCAACACTGTCACGGTCTCTACAGTCAGCAATACTTCTACGTGGGTTATTACAGTGCCTAACACCAACAGTGCCGCAAGTGCCGATGTCTACGTAAAAGTTGATCTTCCTTACTCTGATAAAATTGGGTCCTTGTTACGTGCGAAGACTGCAAGAAATGCCAACATTGCTGCGGGACTGAATTCTGGTGGTATACAGATTCCTGATGCGAATGGATTAGTCCAATGGTATACACAGGGACCAACATTGGGTGCACAGATCACATTCTATGCGAACTCGGCAGCATGGCTCAATCTGAAAGATCCAACCAAGACTCAATCGATTTTCACTTCAGATGTGGTGAGACTCCGTAGGGTTATTGATGTTGGAAAAAATCTCATCGAGGATGGCAATGTGGCTATTGCGGCTGACATTACTGCCCGATACTCCCTCGACAGTGGACAGCGTGACAATGCCTATGAACATGGTTCCATACAACTAAAAGCAGGATCAACCGGTCCACTGGGTAATGTGGTGGTCTATGTTGACTACCTCGCGCATTCTGGATTAGGATATCTCACGGTTGATTCCTATGCGTCTGCAAATATCGCCTATTCAGATATTCCCGATTATACTTCTCCCACACTAGGACATGTGTATCCGTTGCGTGACCTGATCGATTTCCGCCCTCGCCGCAATGATGGTGATATCGCTGGCATTTATGGCGAGGAACTATTCGGAATTTCTGGGTTGAATTTCCAAACGGATTTCTCCTATTATTTGGCTCGTGTTGATAAGTTGGTCTTAACGAAGGACCGCGCATTTGAAGTATTGTCTGGTATCTCCTCACTGAATCCATTAACACCAGCCGACAAAGAAAATGCCATGACCCTTTATAGCTTGACACTACCTCCCTATACCGCAGCGTTAAGAGATATTCGTCAACGCTACAATGACAATCGACGCTACACGATGCGTGATATTGGTACGCTCGAAAAGCGTATCACGAATCTTGAATACTACACCTCCTTGAACTTACTTGAGCAAGCGGCCAAAAACCAGGAGATCGTGGATGATACTGGATTAAACCGCTTCAAAAATGGTATACTGGTAGACTCATTCACGGGTCATAAGATCGGTGATGTGATGAATGGTGATTATCTTTGCGCCATAGACGCACAAAGTCAAGAATTGCGTCCCCCATATCACTTGGAATCTCTTGCTTTGGGTATCAGTGAAACCAATTCCACAAACTTTTCTCGCACCGGTTCGTTCGTGACGTTGGCATACACGGTGGCAACATTCCTCGATCAACCATATGCGTCACAGGCAATTAATGTAAATCCATTTAATACTATTACTTGGATTGGACAACTTAAACTTGATCCTAGTTCAGACGTGTGGGTTGATACCAAACGCGCTCCTGACCTCCATATTAACATGGAAGGGGATAATGATAATTGGGCAGCACAAGCATCTGTCTTGAATAAGTCCTTGCAGGGTCAGACGATCAATGGACAGACTTTTGGTACAGAGTGGAATGCGTGGCAGACCAACTGGACTGGCGTGAGCACGTCTCATAAAGTTGTTTCTCCGACTTACATCGGACACCAATGCCCATGCCCAGGACATCGCATTGAAATCTATGCGCCGGTTGTTGATAGACAGACCACCAGTATCACAGAGAAGCAATCTCGCTCAGGTGTACAGACTGCTTATGCACCAGAAACAATTCAAACTTCTATTGGGGATAAGGTTATCAACGAGTCAATCATTCCACGTATGCGCTCGCGTGGGGTGTTGTTTGTTGGAAAGATGTTGGCCCCAAACACCAATCTCTATGCGTTCTTTGATGGTAGTGCAGTCACGAGTTACTGCAACAAACCAAACATTGTCAAGGTCAACTCAACCACAGTGAAGTATATCGATACCTATCAGCAGGGTGAAACCGTGCGTGTATTTGATCCAGCTAGAGGACAAAACACCGCAACCGGTTTGGTCATTCTCAGCCGCAATGAACCGACCTACACAAACGTAAGTATCGTCAATGTGTCTGGTGGTGATGACGCGAATGTGGCGAATTCCTACGTGATGCACAGCACGAATTCAACTTTCTTGATCGGTAATTCTTCCGGTGCTAACACCCTCATTTCGGGCTACTACCATAACACAGGATTCGTGACGAATCCTAACGTATCGAGCATCCTATTGTCGCATGATATAGCAAATTCCAACGTCGCATTCTCCAACTCATTCATCGTTGGTCAGACGATCCAGTTCACATCCGCGAACGGGCTGGGACAGTCGGCCACCATTACGTCCTATAACGCCAACACCCGCAATGTGGCATTCAGTCCATCGGTTACAGTGACACCAAATACCCAAACAACCTACTCTATTGGATACTTCAACTCTGATTATCGAGGTGAGGTGTGTGGAACATTTATCATTCCATCAACCAGTGATTTGAGCTTCCGAACAGGAGAACGACAATTCACATTGGCCGACACCATTTCTGGACAACTTGAACAATCCCAGACAAATGGAGTGGTGAAATATTTTGCTCAGGGTCTCTTACAGACCGTTCAATCCACCATTCTTTCAACTCGACATTTGGCCGTACAACGAACAGTGGTTAAAGAGGCGCGAGTGGTCACCCACGATACTGTGACCAGTTCGATTATCGGATATAACAATATTGGATACTACGATCCTCTTGCTGAGACCTTCTTGGTCGATGCTATCCAGCATCCAACCGGTATTATGATTACTGGTGTGAGACTAATGTTCAAGACTAAGGATGACCACATCCCTCTTCAGGTACAGATTCGTCCAGTCGTGAATGGATTCCCACATTCATCTTCAGTTGTGCCTGGAACCGATACCGTAGTTAATCCAAGTGATATGAATACCGTCTCTGAGGCTACGCTTGGAGCCAAGTATCTCTCTGGTGGTAATCCTTTCGATGACGCGACGATGTACACACAAATCAACTTCGAAGGACCTGTGTATTTGCAACAGGGAGCGGAGTATGCCATTGTCTTGATTGCAAATTCAATAAAATACCAAGTGTACATTTCTGAAATGGGCAACAAAATCGTTGGCACGGATCGTATTATATCGGAGCAACCATACTTGGGCACCTTGTTCAAGTCGCAGAACTCGACTACGTGGACTCCAGTGCAGGAACAAGACTTGGCATTCAGACTTTTGTATGCTCAGTTTGACATCACTAATCAGGCGAATGTGGAATTTCAATTATCTCCATCGGATAATATCACATCTAATATTCCGATAGATGCACTTTATGTGACCTCAGGTAACTTGTTACTTCCAAATACGTCTATTGGTGCAATGTTCGCCACAACCACCGCAACGGGTGTCAAAGAACCATTGACTGCATTCCAATTAGATGAAAATCTATTTTTTGATGACACCTTGGGTCGTCGTGTAGCCAGCAGCGATACCAGTTCATTCAAGGTGCGTGTGTTGCTCAACTCCTTGAGTGCAGATGTGTCTCCAGTGGTTGATATGGATCGTTTGTCGTTGTATGCTATTGAAAATTTGGTCAACAATCTTGAATTGAGTGGTAGTTTGGCAGCAGTGGTCGCATCGACCAATAATTGGGTTACCACCGCAAACGTGTCGGTGAGGATCAGTGGGGGTGGGGGATCTGGCGCGAACGCACTTATCACTACCGCGAACAACATTGATACTATCTTCGGTGTTCTAGCTAACGTAACAGTGGATGTCATTGGTAGTGGGTATACCACGGCTCCAACTGTCACGCTTTCTGGTAATACCTTGGTGGGGGCTGCGGTCAGTATCGCAGGAGAAGATCAGCCATTCGGCGGACCTGCCATTGCTCGATACATTACACGTAAAGTGACGTTGGATGAAAGTATGGATGCTGGGGACTTCCGAGTATTCTTTGATGCCTATTATCCATTGACTGCGGAAATCAATGTCTATTATAAGATCTTGTCCGCCGATGACCCAGAGCCATTCGACAACAAAGGCTACCAACTCATGACCATTATTGGAGGAGCCAACAGCGTCTCTAAGAACCAATTGGATCTCAAGAGTTTCGTGTATGCGCCTGGAGTCAATGGTATTGCTGCGGATCGTGTGCAATATGGCACCTTCACCAGTTTTAAGTATTTTGCTATTAAAATAGTGATGTCAGCCACCGATACTACTAAGGCACCAAGAATCAGGGATCTGAGAGTCGTCGCACTTCCATCATTATCATAAAGGATTATTATGTCGGCCATAAATACCCTCAAGATTGAGAACACTGAATTTGTCAGAGATATGTCTTCGCAGGCGGTTGTAAGTACCGATATTGCTGGGCTTGGTCGATATAAAGAGGCAAGACGAAAATCTTTGGTGCAGAAACAAGAATTTCAGGAAACAAAGAAACGACTGGAAACAATAGAAGGTGAGATGCTCACGTTGAAACGCATTGTGAGTGAACTTTCTGTCTTACGAAGCCGAGGATAATTGTAAGGTACAAACATGTCTATCAACCAGATAAATGTAAGTAATACTTTTGGCCAGTTGATTACTGCCGTTGCCGCGATGATTGCGGTCGCCAACAACTTGACCGATGGACCACAGGTTTCGACTAATGCTGCGTGGTCCTTCATCAATCAGGATGTTGGGGTCAATGTCGGAAATACCGCTCTCATTAAAACCGCCAATGTCCAATTTCTGAATGCAGGATTTGCAAACATCGTATCAATGAACATAGCAAGTATCAACACATCCTTCGCCAACATCAGCACGGCAAGCATAATCACGCTGAATGCTTCAACGGCAAATATTTCCAATGCCACCCTTGCAACGATGAATACCTCTTATGCCAACATCACATCTGGTATTGCCAATTTTACAAATTTGAGTGCTACGGTAGCGAATGTGAATAGTGGAACTTTTGGTGTTCTGAATGCTTCCTATGCAAATCTTGTATCTGGGATAGCAGTATTATCTACATTGAGTGTATCATTTGCTAATCTCACTGTAGCGAACGTGAATAGCGGAACTTTCGGCGTCTTAAATGCTTCGGTTGCTAATGCGACAGTAGCCAATGTTGTTAGCATCACCGTTTCTTCTCAATTAAACGCTGAACGTGCTAATGCGACAGTAGCCAATGTGAATAGTGGAACTTTTGATGTTCTCAATGCTTCGGTTGCTAATGCGACTGTAGCCAATGTGAATAGTGGAACTTTTGATGTTCTCAATGCTTCGGTTGCTAATGCGACTGTAGCCAATGTGAATAGTGGAACTTTTGATGTTCTCAATGCTTCGGTTGCTAATGCGACTGTAGCGAACTTAGTGAGTGCCACCATCCCAACTTTGAATTCTTCTAGTGCAAATTTAACATTGGCGATCATTACAACTGGTAATACCGTCACCATAAATTCTAATTCGGCAAATCTCGTAAACTTGCGTGTCGTATCCCTCATCACCGTGGGCACCACATTCACCAGTGAAGCCAACACGGGTGATGTTATCCTAGTCCAGGGAAGTGGACTGCGTAGCGTCAATGTTGCTGGTACAGGATTTATCACACTCATTCGATCTCAAACAGGTTCCGATATTGTGTGGTTATCTCCAGAAGGAAGAGACATCCGTTGGGGAGCCAACCTAATAGCTCTCGGTGGTGGTGCAACGCCAACATTTGGAACTATCGGGGGTGTGGGACCGGCTGCGGCTGCTCAGGATACATGGATGCGAGTCCTTGATGCAAATGGCACGGCATTCTGGGTTCCTGCTTGGAAATAATGTAAGTCTGTGAGAGGACCCAATGCCATTTATATGGAACAGTAATCCAAACCCCCCAACACGAGAACTTCCCCAACCCGTGCCGCCTGGAGAGGTAACATACCTCGTTGATGTCGTAGCGAATACCGTTAATGCGGGGGGCTCACTTTTATACAATACCGCCAATACATCTTACGATGTTGTCTACGCACTTCCTTCATTAAATGTTGGGAACCTCACAGTCACGCACAGTGCTAATATCAATGGCGCTTCCACTATTACTATCCTAAACGCACACCCCATACTTTTTACTAATGGAATTATATCTCATGCTAATTCTGGTGTTGTAGCATCGGGATATGGGGGAGCCAGCGTCATTCCGGTCCTCGTCATCGATACTACTGGACACATTACATCAGTCACGAATACCGCTATTATCTTATCAGGTGAGGCTCTTGCCTCCAACGGCGATGGTACCCTCCTCATTGGTAATTCTGCCACTGGTCATTTCAATGTAAACCCCCTCACACCAGGAACAGGAATTTTGGTCAACAATGACAGGGGGTCGATCACACTTGTTGCCACTGGCGATCCTATCCTTTCGGGGCATCGCTATGGAAATGCCTGGGTTTCAAGAAGGGTCCTGAATAGTCCTTCCGAGGTTCAGTACGATTATCAGGATGCTGCTTGGAATGGCTCTATTCATGTGCTAGTTCCTATTAATATCCATGCCAACGTAAATAAAGTTTCAACCAGCCCCGATGGTATTTCTTGGAGTACACACACCGTCCCTGATGGGGAATGGCTTATTGTCGATTCGAATCCTAGTTACTTTGTCTGCATGGGTGTACATGGTGGTGGTGTGAAAGTCATGACCAGTCCCGATGGATTTAACTGGACTCGCCACGAAGGTCTTCTTCCGTCAATCGATATCGGCGCACTTGGTGCTGCATCGCATCAAATGACTTGGAATGGTAGCGTCTTTGCTGTGATACCGAAAGGCACACCCTTCCCAGCATTGTTTAGTGCTGATGGTATCACTTGGACAGCCACACCCTTCCCCTCTCATCCAATCAATCAGGGAATAACAGCAGGAGGCGGTCTTTTTGTTGCAGTCGGCTACAACACATCAATAAGTACCAGTTCTAATGGTAACAATTGGGTCAGTAGATCATCTAGCTCAAATGACGCGACTCATGT